CGGAAGAGGGAGGGACGTGGCCGAGACAGGGACCGCCGATGCGCGCAGCTGAGCATCGGTAAGCGGCCCGTCGACGGTGATGCTGTTTCCACCGTCTTGGATGTTGACTGCGGCCGCACCGGCAGCGTTGTTGACCGTCACATCCCCGATGTCGACGCCGGGCTGAGTCTGGAGTGCTGCCGTCGCAGCCCCTGTGGGCAGGGGCAGTGCTGCCGCCGAAACGGCGAAAGTACCTGTGCCAGCATTCGCAGTGACGGTCCCCGACACGGGAACTGGGGTAGCGCGAAGCTCTGTATCCGTGAGCGGGCCTGTGACCGCTACCGAGCCTGAGACGGCGACGGTACCGTCAACAGTGATGCTGTTTCCGCCGTCTTGAATGTTGACGGCCGCGGCACCGGCAGCGTTGTTGACCGTTACATCCCCGATGTCGACACCGGGCTGAGTCTGGAGCGCGGCGGTAGCGGCTCCCGTCGGGAGTGGAAGGGACGCGGCGCTGACCGGTACCGGCGACGCACGGAGCTGTGCGTCGGTGAGCCCTGTTACCGCTCGAGTCGAGAGAGCGACGTCAAGATTGTCAGTCTTGGCCTTGATGAGCGCGAGGGTTGCTTCAGTCGCTGCTCCGGTGGGGAGGGGGCTGCTGCCCGTCTGTGTGACGGGAATTGGTGTACCGCTCGCGACGCCTTGTACGGAGACGACGCCCCCAGCGGGCGTTCCAGCGACGCCGGCACCTACGACGATAGGACTCCCGTCGGTATCGGTGAGCAGGTGCTGAGCGTCTCCGCTGCCGTCCTTGCCTGCGACGAGCAACGCAGACTGTCCGACAGGCAGCGCAGCGCCGTCAGCGACGGCAATCGGCACGCCGTTTTCGTCGTAAATGATTACAGCAGGGCTCTCGTTACTCATTAGACAATGGCCCTAGTTCGACTGATTTCGAAAATGCCTGAGTAGGCATAAGTGTCTGTCACGGTCTCTAGTACCGTCGTGCCGTCAACATCATACATGCGCCACTGCACGGTGGCAGGGGTCTTGTTTGGGTTGCGGACGATGGTCTTGTCGACGATGCGCTTGGTCAGGAGTGCGTCTTCCCACCAGATCACCGACGTAGGAAACGGATTTGCCGACGGCAAGATCTGCTTCACTGCGCCGGTAGCGAAGCCGCCCGCGGGACCGTCGTCGATGAAGTGGATGAGCTGACGAAGTGTCCGGTGGCCTGAGACCGTAAGACCAAGGGTCGACAGCTCCTCGAGGCTTAAGATCGCCCCGCCCGCGTTGAAGTCGTCGTACCAGTTGCCCGCGGCGTCGCCGTGGATGATGCGCTTGACCTGACTGAGAACGAACTCCTGCAGCTCTTCCTGGGTTCCGGAAGCTGCGTGGGCCGCGAGGATTTGAAGTGCGGTTTTTTGGTCGTTGAGCTGATCTGCCCGACGAACTTCGCGATAGCGTACGATGTCGCGGTTAGGAGGGGCCATAGGCGCTCCCTAATTATAGGCCGTGCAGGCTGTTTTAGCCTCGGCGCGGCTTGCTGCCTTTGCGGGCCTCGAACGAGGGGGCGGGGCCATCCTCCGCAGGCGCATCAGCGGGCTCTTCCACGGCCATGACTGGCTCGGGGGCGGCTTCCATGGAAGTGGCCTCTGGGGTTGGCTCTGGCGCCGGCTCAGGGGCAGGCGGGAGTGCTTCTGGCTCAGGTGCGGGTGCGGGGGTCGGAGCGGGCGCAGGCGCTGCCGCGACAGGGGGCGCTGCCGCGACAGGGGGCGCTGCCGCCGCCGTTGCATCCTCACGGACCGAGACACGCCCAGCCTTCTTCATGGCCATGACGCTTGGGTGATCTGCAGCTTCGGCGAAACACTCACGAGACGCACCGCCGTGGCCTTTCGGCTGAAGAACGACGGGGATGTTCACGACGTCCTTGATGACGGAAAGATCGAGGATGCCGGGGTACTCGTTGACGATTTGGATCGTGCGGCTCATGGAACCTCCAGGGTGGGGGCGTTTATAACATAGGAGTCAGGCAGCGCGGCAACGATTTGCGCGGTTTTGGCCGCGTCGAGTTCTACGCTTTTGTTACACCTGCGGCAGGTGGCAATCAGGTTGACCCACTGATTCAGAAAAGACGGGAGGAGCCCGTATTTCAAAATACCGAGCTTATATGGAATGCGGTGCGCAGCGGTTTCAGCAGGAGCGTTGCACACGGAGCAGACGGTCCCGAGGGTCTTCTTCCAAGGCTTGATGAAGCGTACGGGCACGCCGTGTTCTTGGAACACCGCTAACTCGTCAGCACGGAGAAACACGGACCGCGATGCACGCTTGCCTTCCGCGAGGTAGTCTTCGAGCATGATGTATGAAGGATAAACATCGAAGCGGCGTCAAGTATACAAAAAAGAAAGCCGCCCCGGAGTAAACCAGGGCGGCTTTTGTGGTAGCGAAGTAGCGGCTACGGCAGGAAGTCGAGGCGGGTGATCGCCTTGGTGTTGCCGATGCCGATGCCGGGGGCCGCGTACGACCAGAACTCGATGATGTCGGCTTCCTGCTTGATGTACAGGGTGGCGTCCTGGAGCAGGAAGAAGCAGCCGAGGTAGTTCTGGGGAGCGAAGATGTAGGCCGAGCGGCGAACAACGCCCGCCGGGTCATCCACGATCTCCTTCTTGATGGTCGAGATGACCGGGATGCCCCAGAGCTTCTCCTCGGCCTCGACGCCCAGGTCGTAGTGGCGCGACGCAACGTCGTTACCGACGCTGGTGGCCGGCAGATCAAGCGCCTCGTAGTACAGGCTCTTGGTCATGAGGATCTTGCCGATGGGCTGACGACGATTGACGAGGTTCTGGAAGCCGGCCTTGAAGGCCGCACTCGAGAACGCGCCCGGAGAAAGGACTTGCGAAGGGTTCAGCGCGAGGATGTCGTTCACGGTACCCGTGAACTTGGTGTCCTCTTGGTCGGCCATGTCCTTGACCGAGTTGTCGCTGAGAATCTTGCGAATGTCGTTCTGGTACGACATAAGCTCGAACTTCGACTTGGTGAAGCGCTGCGACTCGGTCTTACCGAAGTAAACCGCGAAGCGGGGCCCCTTGAACCAAGTGCGCGGGCCCGTGCCGTTGAACGGCACGAAAGTCGCGACCGAGTCGGGCTCCTTCTCGACGATCTTCTTCGGCTGATCGGTGTTCTCGTCGCGATCGATCTCGTCATCAGCAAGCATGACGGGCTCGATGACTTCACGAGCGAAAGACTCCTGACGGAGCTTCTGGCGAATGAACGCCGTGCCCTCGGCCTCGGCTTCCTTGGTCCGCCCGTCATCAAGCTTCCGAACAAAGTTCGAGTTGATGAACTGGGCAGACACCTGCTGCGTCTGTGTCTTATAAGCGCTCATGGGTCCCTTCTCCTGGTGTCTGCCGTTGCGGGCGGACTTCTAGCTTAGAACTTCTTGGCCTTGCCGCCGTCGTAGTAAACGGTGATCGTTCCGTCAGTCGCCGCATCATTGCGGATGACCTCACCGATGACCTGATCGTTGGCCGCTGCAACCTTCCAGACGCCCGCGCTGAAGCTGACGAGCACGCCGGGGTTGTAGACGCCCGCGGAATAGTTCGCCGGATCCAACTTGAACATGGCGTTTGCGCGGAGGCAGACGACCTTGCCGACGAACTTGCCGGAGAAGTCAGCGTTCGACTCAACGACAACCCAGACCGGGAGCGGGTCGGCAATCGACACGTTCGGGGTCGTCGCCACGTCGACGGAACCATCAGCAGACAGCTGGTGAACGACCGCGCCCGGGGGCAGGATGACCGGAACACCCAGGGTGACCTTGGCGACGAAAGACTCGTCAAGGGCGCCCTCGCGGGGCCAGCCGCGAAGAACATCAAACTTGTTATTGAGCAGTGCCATCGCCGTGCCTCCGTTGGGGAACTACTTAGTGATCCAGGTTAGAAAACGGTCAGACGCGGCATCCGCCGCTTCCTTCTTGGTAAGCGGAGCGCTGTCGTCATCTTCTGACGACGGGCCCCCAAGCGGCGCGATTCGGCTGGCTTGCTTCTGAACCATCTGGTCCAGGAGTTCCACAACAGCCTTGTCACTCGTCGCAAGCTTTGCACGGATGTCCGCAGGCATTTCATCGCCCGTGGTCTCCGCATACTTATTCGCGAGGTCGTCGATGCGGCTCTGGCGCTCGGCCATAACGCTCGACTGCTTCTCGTGTTCGATCGCATCCAGGTGATCAGCAGCGGCCTCGAGGACCGACGCGATCTTGGAGAGGTTACTGAGCATTGTGACCCCCGAGCTTGCGGCGCAGAAGCGACAGCCCCGTGGCTGCGCGAAGAACCTGCGCGCACTTCTCGTTGACAGACGCCTGGCGAACTTCGGCTTCGCGACGGAGCTGTTCCGCGAGCTTACGCAATTCCTCGCTCATCGAGCGCCCCCTTGCATGAAGTTGGCGAGATCATCGTAGGTGATGTTCGACGGAGTAGAGCGGACTTCCTCAGCGACCTTGTGTAGGAGCTGGGCGATTTCACTGCGGGTATCCGGGGCA